CAATTTTTCACATACTTCATACATAACATTTGCAAATGTTACACGCAATGCAGCATATACATTATTATAATACTTTAGCACTTCTGCTTCGTTAGGTGTTAGATGTTCAGTATGTTCAGGAAGATTACCGTGTACTCTTACTACTTTCCGATACACCCAAATGTCGTTTGTTCCAATTGCAAGTAGTTTATGATTATTAATAAAATCTTCAGCAGCACAACGTTCACGTAAAAATTCTGGTACAAAACATATAGTAAGATTTTTGTGTATGTCTATCATACGCTGTGTAAATCCAGGAACAACGGTGCTACGTATTGCTATAATTCCTTTATAAGAATTTTCGTCTAATTCTTTTATTACGTCTTCAATAATACTAGTGTTACAACTACCATCTTTGTTTTGGGGTGTAGGTACACATAAGAATGTTATTTCAGTGTCAAAAATGTCTTGTATCTTTGTATTAAGTTTAATGTCATGAGATATTACAGTGTGTCCTAAAAATTCAAATCCCTCTTTGTTAGCTGTACCTACAGCGCCTAAACCTATAATTCCTATTTTCATAACAATGATTCCACTGTACTTCTTAATCCATCATTCAAAGGGGTGTATTCTTTAAAGTTTGTTAGTTGTTGTACAAGAGTTGTATCTGGACAGCGGCGTTTTGCACTACCAACAGGACCAGAACGTACCTCAAGTTTATCAGGATTAATATCCATAATACCCATTATTAGTTTTGCTACCACGCTAATTTTCACTTCTTCTTGCTTACCTATATTTATAGTACAGTTTTCTGCATTATCTATTAAAGATTGTGTCATTTGTATTGCATCGTCAACATAACAAAAACTTCTTGTGTCATCTCCTTTGATATAATACTCGCCTTTTTTACAACGTTCAACAAATTCACTGATAAAATGATCTTTCTGTCCAGGGCCGTAAATATTAAAATATCTAATTATTAGGTAACTTAAACCGCAGTTTGCAACTAGGTTTTCTCCTAGTGCTTTAGGAATACTATAACTCCATCTAGGATTATCGATGTTGTCAAACATCACTGGAACAGACTCGTCAGTAGGTACCGGATACAATCCTTTATCTATAGCACCATTAAAAATTTCGCATGTACTTGTAAAAACAAATTTTGTATTGGTATTTTGATATCTTTTAACTAAATTGAATGTAGGTAATGTATTGTTAAATGAAACTTCAGTAGGTGTTTCGTAAAATAATCTTGTGCCGTTGGTTGCTGCCATATGCACTAATATATCACAGTCTGGCATTTCTTCAACTAAATTAGGATCGCATAAATCTTTATTGTTTAAAAGATCATAACCGTCTGCGCCTTTAACGTGGTTAAAGTAATGTTGACCTATAAATCCTTTGTGTCCAGTTACGATATATTTTTTATCCAATTTTTAATTTTTCCTTGCGTTTAATTGCCTTACCGTAATGTTTATCGCGAACTGATTTTTTTGACCCTTTGTAATGAGCAATGTATCCGTTTAGTGCTTGATCAAAATGTGATTTTGTAGCATCTGGTGGACTAATATTGTGGTTTTGTATTTTACCTTCTTGTTCCATTTCTAATCGAACAGCATCAAATACATGACAGTCTAATTGTCCTGAAAGTTCATAAAGTTTATCTGTGTCATAATAATCTTTAAATCTATCAAAGTATTCTTGTGCATGTTGATGCTTCATATCAAAAACTAAAAATCCTGTTTCTGTATACAGGCCTGGCCTTCCTAAATATGCAACAAATTTTTCTTCGGGTAAAAAACTTTTTAGATATTTAGATGTAATTTTTGTAACAATTTCTGTATCTGTATCTAACCAACACAATAAGTCAACATCTTTTGTTTTAGCAGCGTGATACAAACAATAACTCTTGTGTGAGAATCGAACACCATCAAACATAAAGTTTCCTGGTTTTCTGTATGCATTACGTTCTTTGAATTTAGTTAAATCAGGTATAGATTCTTCTAATCTTTGATTTGTCATATTCGAAGGAAGATCTAAATCTGTATTATCGGTATAAAAAAATAATTGTATATCCGGATCTATAAACTTTTTTGCACTATCAACAAACCAATGTCCGTATTCTTCGTAACCTTTATCACTAAAGGTTGTTACTATTCCAATTTTCATAGCATCTCTTTCTATAATGTAGCATCTTCCATTCCGGCAACTCTTAGCTTTACTACATTAGTTATCTGCCATTGCTTCTGGTCAAGTCCTTTTAAGAGTCCTAACCACTTGTTACGCATCAGCGCAAACTCGTTAATAATCTTTTCATAGTCAACAACGTCTGCCTCACCGTCAACGTATTTTTCAACGTCACGGCTTGACAGAGCTCGTTGATAGTTTTCAAGATATTTCTTAAAGTACGAGCTACGCAATCTGCGTAACTCAATATTTAAATAGTGTAGTATAGCTTCAATTTCTTGTAGTTGATTAAATCTATGTTCAACAATGCCGGGCATTTCTGCTGCGGCACGTTCAACGTTACCTTTTAACTTTACTTCAACACGAGCATTTACAAGCTCACTTTCAAAGTGTGCTACTGCGTCAGGTATCTTTGATACATCGCGTGAAACTTCACTATACCATCCCATTACTCATCCCATTCGTCTAAACTGTCATCATCCGGATCAATATCTAGATCTAAATAATATGATATTGCATCATCAAGTGTATTGTCACTGCCTAAGGCAGCTGTAAATGCTTCGTCTGATGCACCATAATCTGCACAGCATTCTACATAACGCTCAGCAACAATTTCTACACTTTTCTTATCAATAGTATCTTTAAATACCATCCATATATCTACAATTTGACTTTCGTCCATGGTTTACTCCTCGATTAGTTCGTGTTCGTCTACAACAATTTCTTCGTCGTCATCTGCGGTATTTACCACAGGTGCTAACTTTTCATTGTATTCAGACATAATCATATCCATCTTAGATGGCTCCATCCATGCCTTACGATAATCAAGGTGTTCTTCTCCAGCTAGGTCAATATACTTGAGTCTATTACCTTGTTTTTCTAACAAGCCTTTTTTCTCAAATAATTCAATAAGACCACTGTAAGGATTCATACCTGTTTCATATGGAATCTTTACTTGTACACCTTCGAAAGGTTTTGCATAACGAGTTTTCATCACTTTACAACCTGCTCTAATACCACGTACTTCTGAGATCTTATTACCAGCTTCGTCTTCTTTAAGTTTCATTTTCTTCATTGCAACAACAATTGAAGATGCATAAACAAAACCTTGTCCACCACTTATTTTATCATCTGGATCAAACATATCCTGTGATGCATAAGTGTGATTAGTACATACTAGTCCTACATTAAGTGAACCAATCATGTTAACTGTGTTACGAACAAGTGCGGTCAATTGCTTAGGCTTACGACCCATATCACCTTTCATATCACCTTTACTAAACTGATCTACGTCTGTAGGTGTTAGCAACATACCTAGTGAGTCAACTACAAACAATACTTTAGGTCGATCTTCTTCGGCCATTGCTTTATAGTCTGCTACAAATGTTGATACTGTTTTAGCAACATCATCAATCATACTCATGTTAAGTTTTAGTAGTTTTTCTTCTGACGTGTCTACGTCTAATGCTTGTAGCCACGATTCATCAAGAGCGTTCTCTGAGTCAATTAGTACTACAAAGATGCCTTGGTCTTGTGCGTGTTTTACGATGTTACCGGAACAGAAATAACTTTTACCTGCTCCTGATTCACCTGCAAACACAGTTACCTTACCTAGCGGAACACCTTTGTGAAAGTCGCCACTAATAAGATAGTTAAGTGCATATGAGCCTGTTGAGATCCAATCTGTAGGATCGTTAAAGCCGCTACTCATGCCTGAGATGCTTTTTGTTAAGTCCTTACGGAACTTACTAACGTCAAATGATTTAGCCATAGTTTCTCCTTGTTAAAGCTACACTCCTAGTACTGTTTAGAACGTTGACAGCCAATGGCAATGAATCTCTGTTCTGGTTTAAGTACTAGGAGCACTTAATTTATTCTTTAGCTAGATTGTCTTGAACGAATCATTGCAAGAATGTCTTGAGCATTACCTTCTGCAGGCGCCGCTTCAGCAGTTGGTGCTGGAGTTGGCTCAGGTGCAGTTTCTGCTACTGGAGCAGGTGCCTCTGGTGCTGGAGTTGGTGCTGGATCAGCAGTTCTTGAAGTTGCTGTTCCGTTAACTGATGATTGATTTGGATCACCGGTTCTTGCTGACATACCTGCTGGACGGAAATATTGACCAAATCTATCTGCATCATATGCTTCGCCATCTACTGACGCTTCAAACATTTCTTTCATAACTTTTACTTCTACTTCACCTGGTTTCTTAGGTAAAAAGTCGGACAAGTTCCACAAGCTGTTAGTCTCAATGCCTTTCATTTCAGCATCACCTAATGGACGATCTCTACGTGCCCAGTTTGATGTTGAATAGTCTGCATATCCACCTTTACTTGTTTTATTAAGACGGAAGTCTACGCCAGCAGTATAATCTGTTGGTAGTTCTTCCATGTCTGGATCCATTAGTGCTGCTTTAATCAATTGGAAGATTTGTGGACCAATGATAAATCTACGCACAGGATTCTCAGGTGCTGAATCATCAGCTAATGGATTGTCT